TGAGACCGCTCTCGTTACTGGTGCTCTCGACCTCGATGTCTCCGCTGGCTTGGTACCTGTAACGGGCCTCTTCGGCGTAGACGATGGCACTAACACAGGTAAATACTCTATTGAGCCTGACGGCTCCCGCGTTCTTGACAGTGGTATCCAGTGGCAAAACATCAAGGCCAAATCTACGTCTAACGCCGACAACAGCCCTATGGGCGAACTTATCGTCGGTGATATGTCTGGTGTTACAATCAACACAACATTGGCCGACATCGATAAAGCCCGTACTACTAACGCTATGGCGAAAGAGCTTGCCTCTAAACAGGGCTATGATTTCTCCGGTCACGAGAATGAGAACGTCATTATTGCCGAACTCATGCAAGGCTTTGCTGTCCCTCCTGAGCTTCAGCAGCGTCCTTGGCTTGTCGATAGCAAGACAATCACCTTCCAACCAACGGAGCGTCACGCTACTGACGCGGCAAACCTCGAGGATAGTTCTACCACCTCAATTGCCGCACTCAGTCTGTCCGTTAACATTCCAAAATTGGAATACGGCGGCGTGTACATGTGTACAGTCGAAGTAATGCCCGAACGTCTGTTCGAGCGCATGACTGACCCATACCTGCTCTGTGCCTCGCGCGATGATCTTCCTGATGCTTTACGCGATATTCAGATCATTGAGCCTGTCGATCCCGTCCCTAACTATCGGATAGACGCGCTGCACTCCAACGTTGACACCACACACGGCTTTGAGCCTATGAACGCCCAATGGCGTCGTGATCGTACTTCCTTCGGTGGCAACTATCGTCAGGGCGTGCCCGGTACTCCTAACGTTTCAGCTCGTAAAGCCATTTGGCAGGCTGACTACGTTGATCCGAATTTCACTTCGGACCATTGGCTCTGCCCTCACCCTTTCCCTCAAACGCCTTTTGCTGTCCCCTCTGATGACATCGTGACTATTCAGGTCACACAAACATTGTCCATCAATGGCATCACGCAATTTGGCGATACCTTGGTCGAGGATAACGCCGAGTTCTTGGACGTTTCCGAAAACCTGTAACTTGACGGGTTAACCCCTTTCAACTCTCACTTCACGAGGATTTAAAATGCTACACTGCAAACTTTCACTGTCCGCTGTGACCAACTTCAAAAAGGGCACTCCGGTGCCCAACTTTGGACTTACCATCGTCAACGCGGCTTCTCCCTGCGGTGCTCGCGCCGTTCTGGGTGACAAGACTATCCACCTTGGTCATTCGTCATCGTTCAAGCTTGATACTGACGCTGATCACTACCTCTTTGACCAACCTGTCTCTGCGGTTGTCTCCTATCCTGAGCCTATCGAAAGCTTCGATGAGGACATTCTCACTAATCCCGACGCTGGCGTTGGTATCAGTGCCGCTGAAGCCTATGTGTCTCTCGAGGCTCGCCGTCGCGCCCAGTCGCGCAAGAAGCTTGCTCTCGAACGTCGCGACGCAGCTCGGGCTCAAAAACGTGCAGACGATGAGGCCGCAGACAAAGCTGCTGCTGAAGAAGCTGAACGTCTGGCCGCAGCGGATCTACCGTCAGATCCCGACGCAGCGGATCTATCAGAACCCGCTGCTTCTAATTCCTGACGACCTCCAGTCGGGATAAAACTGAGGGGGGCGGGTTTGGCCGCCCCTCTCTCCCCTCTCCTTCCAAACAAGGAAACACCATGTCTTTCACATCCAAGCTACTATCTGCGGGTTTCATCCGCTCCTCGATCGCTTCGCTTTTCAAAGCTGCTCGCGATCGCGACAATTCTTATGCTCGCAATATGCGGCTGTCTGGGTTCGTCTTCTCTCCGTTTCATTTTACTACGGAGGATATGCTTAGAACCTATGCCTCTACTGATTGGTCTGCTGCTGACCGCAACTCACTTGTTTTTGCGGCGATTGCCTATAAGGCCTCTCGTAAGATTGGCATTCCCATCTTTGTCAGCTCTATCGAAGACCATCCCGCTCATCAGATCGTTCGCCTCGAGCACGCCTACAGGCCAGAACTTACAGATGAGTTTGTAGACTTCATGTCTCACCTACTGGACGTGACCTTTCACAAGTACAAGCTCTGTCCTGTTCACAACGGACGCTTGTTCTTCCGTATTCCTAAGCGGCACGTTCTACATATCGGGGCGTCTTCCCTTACCTACAATCAAACTACGGAGTATCACCGCTATGCGGACACATGAGAAACAAATGACCGACTTTATCACTGAGGTCACTTCGATGAACTTCGCTCAGCTTTGCATCGCTCAAAAGATGCTATCTGAGCATATCCACAATTGTTACCTTCACTCACTCGCTGAAAGTACAAAGGCGGCACCATCTGAAACGGTGCCGCCCTCCTGACTACGGTGCTCTTCGACCACCAAACCTTGTCAGATATCAACCCTAACGTACTTTCCCTTGCGGTCCCTGCATAAGCTAGGGGCCGCTTCGTTTTCTCTCATACATTCTAACGTTCTTTCGAGGTAAAACTTTTCATCCTCGGTTAAGAACACTGTCCAAGTCTTTCTACCCTTGGCTCTCTGCGCTTCTCTGAACGCTCTTTGGCGCTTTGCGTTGGTGCTCATGCCTTCGCTCCCGTTGAGCAATGCGTTACAAGTAACGCCCTACCTATCAGCGCCTCCCCATATAGGCACTTGAAAACCTCGATTTTCGCTCCTGTGCCTGCTGTCATTATCAGCCTTCCCTCTGCAAACTTCTCTGCGTCCCCTTGGATGATAAAGGTCGCTAGCTTTTCGTCTCTTTCCCAAACTTCAAAATAGCAGTGCATGTTTCTCTCCTTTTGCTCTGTCCGTTATATATAACGCGACCTCCCTTCTCCTTCAAGTACTGCCCTCTAAGTTCCAAAACTTTCTTTGGATTTCATATAGGTTTGTACCTATTGAGCAGTCGTGAACAGCACTCTTGACGGGGTGCAAGGCCGTAGGCCGCAGACATCCCCGCGCTGTTCACAATAAAAAAAATGCCAGCTTGCTGGCTCCTTTCTTCCTTCCTTCTTGGCCTTGCGGCCTGAGCTATAGACCTTGACCATAGGTCGAGGTCTATTGCCCCTAAGTAGGGGCGGAGCGTAGCGACGGGTATGAAGTCAGCTCGCGGCGTTTGAGCGTCCTTAAAATGTTGCCCGAGTGGCTAGGCGAATTCACCCGTAGGGGTTTGAGCCGTGGAACGGATACGGGATTTTCAATCCCAACTCGAAACTTGCGAGGGCTTCCCCGAATTGCGTTTCTGCCAGTCAGCCGGGTTCTACCCGTCACTCCGTGCGCGCTGGCTCAGCAATTAGGGGAAATGCATTTGCCCGAAGCTTCGACGGCGGGATTGAAAATCCCGCCACCCCCAAACAAAAAACCTCCAAGGCTTTCGCAGCTTTAGCTGGAACGACTGTGCATCGCCGCACCCTTCCTTCAAAAAAGCCTTCTCCTGGCAAACACATTTGCACAGAACTCGCAACTTTGTTGCGCACGCCCCAAAATCCGAACCCTCGGATTTTGGGGCCACTATCTTGACAGCATGTTGCAATTAGTGACACCACTGCTTCCATGTGCATAAATCAACAAACTGTTATACCTCTAGGCCGATCTGAAACCCAACAAGTCAAGGTGCCTTGTCGCTACTGCTGGGCTTGCCTCCAAAACAAGGAGAACGAGCTCGCCGGAAAGGCTCTCTTGGAGCTCCAGACTGCTCCGTCTGCTTGGTTCATAACCTTGACGTACGATGACCGTGCCTTAAATCGCATTCACGGCGATACCTCACGGGCCTCCAAAATCCACATATCGGACTTTCAAAAATTCATTAAACGCCTCAGGAAGCATGGTTACAATTGCCGTTATATTGCCAGTGCAGAGCAAGGAACTAGCTTTACCAAGCGCACTCACTTCCATGCTATTATCTACTGGCTTGGGATACCTCCCCAAATAACCACTTACTGGAATGGCAAGCCATTCCTCACCACCCCTCAAAACGTCCCTCTCTGGCCTTACGGTCACGTAGACATTGATCGGGACGTAAACGTACGAAACATTCGATACGTCACCAAATACACTACCAAATATCGCCGCCAATGCCGCGATATTAAAATGAAATTGCGCCACCCCGATAATCTCAATCATTGGGTTACTTACTCCAAAAAGCCCGTTCTCGGTGCTGCTGGGATTATCGACCACGCCATCTCTGTAGCCTCTCACGGCGTATGGCCACAAAATCGCAATTTCTTCCCCGCCGGGCTAAAGAAAAATCACCGCTATCAATACTCCGGTGCCGCTGAATACCTGTTCGTTACAACTCTTATGCAAGCTTGCCCTACCCTCGACACTGAAAAAGTCCCTGAGGGTTTTAAAGGCGCTGTGCGCCGCAAACTTCACATCGATGCTACCGTCCGCTGGTCGCTCGCTTCCACCAAAGAACAGGTTGAAAACTTCCTTTCCCTTCTTCGTCCCCGCTTCTCCCCACTCTCCGAACCCTTGACTTATAGGCAAAAACTGGAGGAGAGTGACGCTATCTTAGCTAGCAAGCACATATTCGATATGCTTCAACTCTGGAGAAAGGAGTGCGAAGAATGGGCAGAAAAAACCGCAATACGGCTCGTCGCGTCGGAGTACGGGTATTACCCCGAAGTCCACAACGAACACCGTCTACACCGCGTGCAAACCCTCCTAGGGTTACTCCCTCCCAAAGTCGCAAACCGCTTAGAACTCGCGGCAGACTTAAGAATAACACTCTACCCGGAGAACTACTCGAAAGAGCTGGCTCTTCTAGAGAGGCGCAAGCTCGCGTTCCTCGCAAAACATCAGTTCCCAAAGGTGGCCACACGCCACCTGCTCGGGAGAAGAGGTGCAAGCGACGGCCTAAAGATAACCGCTCTAAAGGAGGCAACTCTCGCGCCTTCGTCCCCCACTGCTAATGAAAGGACTACTCCTGATGCTACTTTTTCAAACTCTCTCCCGACGGGTGACAACAGCCCTCGGGGGTATAATGACCGGCCTAGGGGCAAGCCACACAGAGGTAAATACTATCCTCGCCGCAGCTCCCGTCCTAATCGGTCTCGCCGCCGACACGGCCTATAGCCGCCACCTTGCAAAGAAAGGTGGCAAATAATGGGCCTCGGTTCTCTCTTTAAGAAAGCCGTTGGTCTTGCCACGGGTTTCGCAGCTGGCCCACTGGCTCCTGTCGCTTCCTTCGCTTTCGATAGAATTACAGCGAAGCGCGATCAGGGTCGCCAGTGGAACCGCGAATTATCCGCCTCGAACTCCTCTATTCAGCGCAAGGTCGCTGATGCTCGGGCGGCTGGAATTAATCCCTACTTCGCTATCGCCAGCTCTGGCGGCTCTGCCACTCCTTCCCTTTCTCCTGTGCGTACTGGCGTTGCCGCTCAAAACGCCTTTGATAAAGTCGCGCAAATACTAGAAGGGAGGGAGGCCGAAAAAGATCGTCGTGATAAAATTCAAGACGAACTTACTCGCGTCGAGCGAGACCAAAAAAGAACTGGGTCTGTTCGAACCCAGTTCGGCGACACACCTCTAGATGAGGTTCAGCGCCCTACTCCCCTGAAGCCTACAGGCGAAATAGACACCTCCATCGATGATGGGGGCACGGGTACTACCCTCACTCCCGTGCAGCGTGTCGTTACTCAATCAGGCGATACCGTAGATTTAACGGTTGGTCCTGAGATTGACGAGCTCCTTACTGGAGCTGCCATAGAAACGGGCGTTCGTATTCGTAACGCCCACGAAAAAAGAAAGGCTGTGAACAACAAGCTTACTAACGATCTTGATACCATTTATCCCAAAGGTACTGATGTGCCTTGGACACCGCAGCTCGGTCCTATCCCTCGAGGTTGGGGCCGTATGTCTCGCGGTGCTCGGCTTGCCACTCTTAAACGTGCTCAAAAAAGGAAACTGAAATGATCCGTCAAAACTCCACCCCTATGGACTATAGCCCCTCGCTTCGTCCAGATAACGCCTCCATCCGCACGACTGGCCGTGCTGGTGAGGTGATCCCCGTCACCGCTGGTCCTCTTAATCGCGGCGACAGTGCTTCGGGCCGTATCGTTATTGAGATGGAACTGGCTGAAATGCCGCGTCCTCTCGTCAATATCGTCTTAGCCCGTGCTCAAGTCTGGGTCGTTCCACGTCCCGCCTTCCCTCAATTCAACGGTCTCGATGAATACACCGCTTCCTTCCACGGTAAGAGCATATCGGCTCTGGGCTCGTCTGATCGTACCCCTCCTTCTCTGTTCAATACTGTTGCTTGGAGTTCAACGCTTCAAAACTCTGAGATTTTCTCAAAGCTCGGTATTTGGGCTCCAGTCGGAAAGACGGCTAATCTCGATTATGTCGACGCGTACGTCCATATTCTTAACTTTAGGCTCGCTGCTCACTCGTCTAAACTTTCTCGCTATGATTACTATCAAGAGAATGCGGTGACTGCCCTTGAGCTCAAACCTGCCTTCTGGCCTAAAAACCGTATGCAAGACATCGTTCCTGACTATGAGACCGCTCTCGTTACTGGTGCTCTCGACCTCGATGTCTCCGCTGGCTTGGTACCTGTAACGGGCCTCTTCGGCGTAGACGATGGCACTAACACAGG